CATTATCTCCTTTTACGTTTCTTAGTTTCTATCTCTGGTGGATAGTCTATATTCTCGTAACCGAATCTTGATTCACCAAATAACATGAAGTCTATAATCTCCATATATTGTAAAGAAGAATTATAGTACTTTCTTGTAGTGAATTGTGTACCATCTGACATCATCACGTGTAATTGACTTCTTGGATCATTAGCTGGACCAAATATCTTAAAGTAATTAGATAGATAGTAGCTATTGTCATCCCATTCATCAATAAAGATATCAAATAGGAACTTCATAATATTCTTATTATTAACTGGGTCGAATATAATAGAATCACCATAAGCACTTTCATAATAGTCTACTGGCATTCTAAGATATTTACCCTTATAGTCTAGATCTCTAAGATCTCCATTATTATCTGGAATACAGATATTACGTGAATAGAAGTCTTTTTCTAGACCAAGTTTACTTATTAGAGCGTTAGTGGCACCAATTACATTTTCGTCCCACATACACATTAATGCGTTTTCCATTTCAAATATTCCTCGTACCCCAAAACATTATAGTATATAAGAATTGAGGTGTAATAAACATGGATGATAAATATAATTCTGATTCTGGATTAGGATTTACCGAAGTTGGTATCCTTACTTCCGTATGTAATAAATATGAGCCTGGATATCAAACGTTTTATGTGCAAGCACTTAATCCGATGAATATGAAGTCTCCTATTAAAACTACAACTAAAGTTCAAAACCCAAATATCATTAATAAAGAAAAGTTCTCTACTGGCAAAGTTCAAACAGGTTCCAATATCCTTATTGAGATGCCTAAAGAGGTTGCTAGAAACTTTCCTACTAAATTCATACCTCCTGGGACTAGATTTACTATAGCATTCCTTGGTGGTGATATAAATAAACCAGTTGTTACAGGAAGGGACTACGATGGCTACGAAGACAACGCTAAATAGTATTAAAGCATTTATCAACACAAAGCCAATCATAAGTACTGATTACTCAAATATGTCCTTCATTGAAGAACGTGAGCGTATTCAGTTTGCTGTTGGTAATATAATCACTGATGATTATTACCCTGAATTAAAAGCTAAATGTGTTAAAGTCCATCTTGACGATAAAGAGATTCAAAAGTATAAGTATAGACCTAAGATGCTAGCATACGATGTGTATGATAACGCTGAGCTATACTATATCATTCTTAGAATCAATGATCTTTATAGTGTTAAAGACTTTAACTTAAGTAAAAAGTATATCTATCTATTACCTAAGAAAGAACTCAATGCTTTTTTAGCAGATGTCTATACTTTCAGTAATGATAATATACTTACATTTAATTCAAATCATAAGATTAAAAACGTATAACCAAAGGTCTAGGCTCATTGTAGTCTAGACCGCTATTTATTCCAAGTGAACTCTATAACGTCATCAATTAACGCTGGAGTACATCCTGAAATATCTTCTTGGTCATTATATAAGAGGGCATCCGTATAAACTATTCTAGGAGTACCATCTTCTAAGTCATCCATATTGAAATCTCTAACCACATTTGCAGCTCCCTGAATCTCGTCAGGTGGTGTAACTCCAAATAGTGTATAAGTATAGAGTTTCTCAGCATCATTAAATTCATTAAACATTCTTAAACCAGTCTTAAGCACGATCTTGGTATCATCGAAGTTAGCTCCTCGATTATATGGATCTGCTTCATAGCAATCTTCAAGTTCTTTAATGAATTCTTTACTAATACCATAAGCATCAGATTTCTTTTTAACTGTATCTGATTCTTTAATCTCTACAGGTTTCTCATTACCTAATAATGCACCCCAACTACCGCTATTATTTTCATTATTAGCAGTCTTAAGTTCATTCAATGATAACTTAGATAACGGTTCAGCTAAATGAATATCCTGTAGGAGTTCTAAAGGTCTCTCTTTAGAGTAAGGTAAATAGAAGAATTGAGATGATTGAGTTTTAAAACGTTTCTTAGCATTTGCCATACCAAGATATCGTCTACCATCAGCTCCATCTTCTGGTACTAAGATAAATGCAGAGTCAGCATTTTCTGTAATCAAAGTAGATTCACCAATATTAGCTCGACCTACTTTACGTACTAAATCTGCTTCAGTAGATTTACGACCTTCATCAATTATCTTAGCAGCATCACGGTTCAACTGAGATGCAGTGATAACTGGAATATGTTTAGCAATAGCAAATTCTTTGAATTCATCTACTACTGCACCAAGAGCTATACGCATATCACCACCCATGAGCTTAAAGTCACGTGGTCTAATACGTTTAATATAGTCTTGTACTAAACAAACTACTTCCTGTCCATTAGCAGACATTTCATCATAGATTGTATATAAGTAATCTGTATCTACAGAGTTACTTGGTACATATCTAAATTCAATATCGATAGGTGATTCATTAGTTACTCCTAAACCATTTTGTCTAAGAAGATGCATTACTTCTTTATAGCCACCGAATTCACTAATGTCATCATCTGATACTAAGATACTAAATACACGTTCCAATGTCTCATTCAAAGTATTTTCCATCGTTAGGAATAATATAGTTGGACGTTTAGTTGGATCCTTTGTAGTTATATCTTTATTATTACCTTTGATTTGAAGTGTTAGATTTAATAGTGTACTAGATTTACCTTCACCTGGTAAGCCTAGATAAATATAACAACGATCATTCTCAAAGCCACCATTCAAGGATCTATTGATCGCTTGAATGCCTGTTTTTAATTTTGTAGAACCATCAAGAGAACGATTATACATATGAGCTACTGTAGCCTCGAATTGCTCATCATTGGATAATGATAAGGATTCAGAAACACTAGTTACACTTACATTCTCTTTGATCTTTCTGCTGACTTCAGAAATTTGTTTTTGTACACCTTGAATGATTTTGAACTTTTCAGCTTCATCAGATGTAACAAAGTCACCATATTCATGGTAGATATTAGACATAATAGATTGAGTATAGAAGGAGTTTCTATGAGACCCAATATTATGCTCAATGAATGCTATCTCATTAGCACCCAATGGTTCTTCTAATTTCTTTAACGGAAATAAGTTTTTCTCGTCTAACCCCTGTAATGCTGCTTGAAGAAGGATATCTCTATTTTCATATCCTTTAAGTCTAGCATCTACCAGTTGTCTTAAGAATTGGTAGGTGTTCTTTTCACGAACTTGCTCTACACTAAAATTCTTGCCAGGGTCTACCATTGTAAGTAGTTCCCTTAAATCTGTTAATACACCCCTGTTTGAGGTATGTATGGTCTTTAAGATATAATTTGCATATAAGATCATTGACGATAGCGGTAATACGTATCCGCCACCTATATCTTTCTTAGCCATCTTCAATCCTCACTTTACATAATTGATCACTCCTTCAAAAGTTCAATTAGTTCTTCAGGAGTGATATAAGTAAATCCCTTACTATCATTTATATATCTACTTAGGATATCAAACTCAGTAAGGCTCTTGTCAGTAATATAATCATATTCTCTACATTGCTCAAGTACTTCTTGAGATTGTCGTCTGATTATATCATTCTTGTAATCACACTTAATAGCAATATTTGGATTATTCCTATAGAATGATTTAAGAATATTTATATTTTCGTGCTCTAAGGTAAACTCCATACGGATATTATCTACGCCTTGAGCTTGCCGTTCTTTAATGAATGCAATAATCTTTTGAGGATCATCTTTGATCATCTCATCAAAGTTTATTGTATCATATCTATAAGACTGTATTTCTTCAAAGTGAACGTAATACTGTCTTGTGTTTATATCATGTAATAAGATTAAATATCCTTTAGGTTGCTCTTCACCATAGCACCACCGATAAGGTGAGCCACAATAATAGAAGTCTCTTTCATAACAACCTTGGACATGTACATGACCTGAGATAACTGGTCCCATGGAGTATCTGAAATTATCAATTCCAAATACTGGACTCGGTGCATCTAAGTCAATTTTATCTTTTCCATATATAGCCCCTCTAATTGTACCATGCATGCATACTGCATCATAGTAGTTCTGATAGAGGATATTCTCGTAAAACTCCCTTCCCATTCCTGGCACTTCAGGTATACATAGGATGCGTTTTTGTTTTACATATTCAAATTTTATTGTTTCAATTACACGGACATCTACAGATGGATCATTCATATATCTATAGAATAGTTTAGTTTGATTTGCATCATGAGATGGTGTACCATGTAAGATAAATAAAGTACATTGTTTAGTTCGACATACTTGAACTATNCAAATACCCCGAAATGGATATCTGAAATGTGTGCTTCTGTTAAAATATTGCCTTTCATAATCTGCCTCTAATGAAAGAAAAGAACTCGTAAGGATCCCTGAAGGACCTTACTTTTATTTAATAATCTGTTAGACCATTAATAAAAAAATAATCCCAAGAGTCCTAGAAGACCCTTGGGATATGGTTCTATTTAGTTATCATTTCGAAACATTCATAGAAGTTTTCATCATTGATATCTTCAGGTCTTAGTTCATCTGTAGAAGCATAACGATATCTAATAACGTTATACTTAGCGGACTTCTCAATACGACCTAAAGAGTCATTTAGAACTACACGAGCAATATCATCATCTTTAAATGTAACTCGTTTATAGTTATGGAGAGCTTCTTTCATTGCTTCTTCAGAATCTAGTTCAATAAATGCTTTATAAGCGTCAGCATCTTCTAGATTGGAATCAATGAATTGAACTACTCGTCCACTATCAATGATAATATCATCATCGGATCCTGTAGGTAATGGATACCCACCACATGCAATTCCAATGAATAAATCATTCAAGATTGTACATGGATCGGTTGGATCTTCAGAAGTGATAGTAAGAGATCTAATTGCATTATATTTATAATTGTATTCGTATTCAACTACAGCCGTCGTAGTATAAATAGTACAAGTATAAACTGGTCGGATATGATCACTAAAATCTAATCCAACAACTCTTGCTTTTTGACCTTCTTGTAAATCATCAAATTCTGTTGGATCGATTGAATTAGTTCTATCTTGACGATATTCTAAATCGATCAATAATGCATGATCTTTCAATAGATTCAAAATTTGACGTAATTCTTTAAAACTTACATTGTACTTCTTACCAGCCATTTGGTTATACCTCCATACAATATTTCATTAGATTAACAAAAGATCTCATCAATCTATTGATGAGATTAATAAACAAGTATTCATCGATCTTATTAGTAATCTCTAATTCACGATCTCTGAATTTATTACTAGACACTATTTCATTAGTGACAGTATTTTTGATAGAAATTGTAATGATTGGCTTATCTTGATTCAAACCAATAGTACAATAACTAGTTTTATTCAAATCAAATTCAATATAGATTAAACCGGACTTGGAGTATGTGATAGGTAGACCATCTTTCATATCCTTAGTATTATGGAAGAAGAAAGATATCTCCGCTATCTTAATGAATGCTGCCATCTCCCGCATCATATCATATGATGGAGATGTATGCATTAAATAATCAAAGTATTTACCTAGTTTGTATTTGTGTATCCATCTAGGTAGGAACCAACTAGGAATTGGTTCAGTGATTTTATCAAAGAATATGTTTTCCATATTAGCTCCTTTTAAATTTCATAACCTCGTTGACTGAGGTATTCATTGAAATCAAAATCTTCATTGGATTGATTCATAGCAGTAATTGCTAGAATATCCATAAGATCAAGATACATAGCTTTAGCTTGTTCTTCTGTCATGATTCCTCCTAATTGAGTTTAACTTTATCCACAGGATCTATTTTAATAGTATCCATTGAATGGATATAAAGCACAATCAAGTCTATTGCTTCTCTATACATAGATATTTGTTCTTCTAGAGTTAATGGAATAAATCTATCTTCATCAAGACCCATTCCAACTACTCCTCTAAAGTTCATTTCAGTATCTGTTGCAACACGAGCTAAGAATAAATTATTAGCTTTGCGATAAGCTAATATATATTCTACTTCAGCATAATCTACTTTAACTGCAGGATTAGTTTCTATAGTAGAAACTAATCCTATACAGGTTATATTACCAATTGGTGTATCAATATGATTCATATTGATACCGGCTTCATTAAATTTCTCAGCTGTATCAGATAAATTGAATGATGTCAATATATGTGGAATAGTGAGATTTAATAAATCGATTCTATAATTATCGAAAGTATCTATCAATGTATAATCATCATCGAATAGCTTATCTCTGTATAGATCGAAATCATTAAGTAGTTTATCTGCTTTACTAAATATTGCGTTTACCATTTTAAGTATATCAATTTTCTTATCGATATCGGTTCGACGCATTAAGATTTTACATTCTTCAGTTTTATCTGAAGTGACAATCTTTAGAAATATATCAATAACTCTATCATGATAACTTACTACATCAAGTTCACTATATAGACCTTTATGAATAGTAAAGTCATTATAATAGATACAGTTGAAGACTTCTAGCATGATTTCAGAGTTATTATATAAAGCTTTAGCTTTTGAATTGACATCCATCATCTTTCCAATGATTGATCCAATTTCTTCTAATTCAGACTTACTTAAAATATCTATTATATCTACTAGCTTTGTCTTTTCCATTATTTGTCACCTTTAGGAATACTTTTAACGATACCAAGCAAATCGAATTCATCATTAATTGCTGTGCTATTGGATAAGCTGTATGCAGAGTTAATGATAACGATACCGGCTTTGACATCATAAGTAATATAGGTGCTATATTTGGCTGCAATCTTAATAATATTACCGTTTACATCTACCCATGCAGTAGGGGTTTTTAAGTTACCTACATCACTACCTGGGGTAGATAAGTAATCAGCAATCGATAGTAATCGTTTAATAGTAAGGTCAGTAGAGAATCTTTTGAAAGATTTAATTACAGTGAACTGATCAAATGAGGAACGTAGTACTTTTGCAATACTAGTTCTTAGTTTGCGTTCACTTTCAATACCCAAGTCATCAAGCATCATACTTAGAATAAGATTCAATGCATGATAAGATTCATGAGTAATAATTGAATTGGATTTGATGTTGAATACAACATCATCTGATTCTGGAATAACTGCTATTTCTACTGCACAGTTACTACCAATAAATTTAAATACCACAAGACCTGGGTTTGGTTTGATTACGTCAGAGAATGTAATTTCACATCCATTAGCCCCAGCTTTGTATTGTGGGATAATAAAGTTTTCTTCTTCTACTTTCTTTGCTAATTTTGTTAAACCGTTAGCGTAGCGAGAAAATAATAAATTAGGGTTGATCAATTTCATAGCTGTTGATCTCCTTTCTAAAAAAATAAAAGAGGTGTGGTCTTGGCGGGGGATTTCACGTTCAATGTTTATGATATAGTTTATAGTGTTTGATGTGCAATATTTCCTTGGGAGTGTGAGAGTGGAAATATTGAGAGGTTTGTTTGGATTGTATTGTGTTTATATAGGGGGTCCGCCAAGACCACGATAAGAGAAGTTCATCTGCCAGGGAGAGCAGATGGATATCGATTCCTCGATATCACCTAAATAATATATAGCTAAAATAAAGTTTACCTAGCACGAGTTCTGGTATCTTCATTTAGACTATCAAAGATATTAAAGTAGATAGAACCACAGATTCTATCTTTAACGATATTATATAATAAGGTACTATCAAATGTCTTCTTATCCATAAAGTCTAGATTATCTGTATTTAGAAGACACATATAAAGACATACCTCCTGGTTGCTCATATACTCATCTGGAATTTCATATAGATTGTAATCTGTATTATTAAAGAATCCATGATTGATTAAGATATTCTCAGCTGCTAATTTAAACAACTCTATATCTTCATCTTCTCTTAGAGTATCAAATAAATCATAGGAGTCTACTTCAGAAACTCCTTCAAAGTCATAATGCTCAGCATCTCTAAGATATTCTTCTTTCTCAAATCTTTCTAAAACTCTAAAGTTAAACTTAGATAGATCTATTAGATCAGAATTTCTTTTATCGTTAGTAAACCAATCTCTATACCATTCAGTATGTCTTAGTTCGGCTAATAAAGATATATCATCTAGATTGATTATATCTTTATATAGATTAAAGATATTCATAGAGCTAAGTATTAGTTCTCTATTTAGTCTTTCTCCTATAAATATAGTTAGAGCTTTACCACGATCTCTATTATTAAGATCTTTTAGTTCATAGATCTTAGATAGAGTTTCCTGTAATAACTCCGTATAAGTTTTATCCATTATAGTTTACCTTCTTTTACGTTAGTATATATAAAGTGAGCAATAGCCATAACTAATGCATCAGAGTCTTCACGGTTTATATATAAAGATAGCTTTTCTTTAGCTTCTTTACCATACCAGAATTCTGCTCCTGGTACATGGGCATTATGCTCTTGATATCTAACATTTAAGAATGAAGACTCATTTATAGTCCACCATAAATGCTTATCATTATCAATGAATACTTCTTTCTTTAAGATAAGATCTTTATTCTCTTCTACTAAGTCATATAACTCAGTAAGTAAAGAAGCCTTATCAAATAAATATATATAGCTACATAACCAGATTAGATTATCATCAGTCTTAACTGGGAATATGTCACTTTGAGGACGTAAAAAGTTAGTATATTCTAAAATAGTTCTATTAGGTGATTCCAAGTATTCTAACTTAGCCTTATCAATATCTAGTTTAGTATAGTCATATTTAACATTAGCCCAGTCTTTAGACTTAAATTGCTCAATTACTTTGCTTAAAAGATTCATCACATCTCCTCCTTTGTTATATGAATGTCTTTAAATTAATAAAAAAATAAAGCCAAGGATCATAGTAATCCTTGGCTATTATTCTTAATCATGGTCGTGATATCTGATAAGCTTAATAGTATTATTAATCTCTTTTATTGTTGGTAATAGAGTCTTATATCGATTGTAATCACTTTCGATATTAGTAACTAATACCTTATCAGATGGGGATAAATAACCTCTATCTGTAATAGATCCTAACTCAAGAGTCTTTTCAAGTTTATTAATTTTGAAGTATTCTAACTCTCTAGCTATAACTGGATTAGTATATAGCTTATCATAAATAAAGATATATTTATCATAAGTATCTTGTACATCAGAACCATGTCTATATCTTGTAATACGATCACGGTCATCTTTAACAATCATTGCAGGTAATTGTTTATATTTACCTAACTCAGATTTATTGATTTCAAACTTTTCTACCATTCTATCTCGTATAGTAGTTAGCTCACGGATCAATGTAAGTAGACTAAGACATCTAATATCGCTTAAACATACATCTGCACATTTAAGTCTATTTTGATATCTAATGGATACATATGGGGCTTCATGTGGATACTCTTCAGTATTAGTTAAAATAGTTCTTCTAATATTAAGATGAACTTGTACTGAGTCTTTAATACCCAGTCTAGTCTTGCCTAAACGGATATTGCATTTATAGTCTAAGAATAGTTCATATAAAGTATTCTTAACTTTATATCTATTATTAGCATCATAAGAACGTAGTACTTTATTGAAGATATATCCGATATCTTGACAAATAGCACTAATAGATTGCAATCTTGTTAAATCACTTTCTGGTAAATACTTAGTTTTAACACTCATTTTAAATCTCTCCTCCTATGAAAACCTTACCATTTTTAACATATGCTGCTTTTAAATCACGACATATAAATGCACCCATTTCTTCATCTTTAGATACATATTTAGTTCTATCACAATTTATTTTATAATAATTTTTATCTGAGAAGGTATTACATTCAATAGAATTGAATATTGCCTTATCATAAATCATAATAGCATGCTCTTCTGTATATAAAGGTTTTATATATTTATAACCTCTATCATTAGTAAGATCTAATAATAGTTCCAAAATATCATTATGAGTAATTATTAGATTGGTGAGTTCAGATGATGTTATATCTACACTACAATCATCATTTCTATCAATAATTAGAAATAGCTTATTATAAATATCATGACCACGACCAAATTGTATATGCATTCTAATACCATTATGAAATTTAAGTTCACATAAAGTTACTTCCATATTTTTAGTCTTATATGAATCTTTTTTAGCTTTTCTACGAAATGCCGGAGTATGTCTTAATACCCATTCAATAGTTTTACCTAACGCACATACATCTTTTATAATATTTCTAATGATATTAGCTCTTAAGACAAATAAAGGAGCTCCTTCTACTGATCTTTTTAATTCTTCCATTATGCGATACCTCCAAATGCTTTAACATCTTTAACAAAATTAGTTAATTCTCTTTTAGTATAAGTATACCCATTTCTATTAATAATTGAACTTCTTCTTGTCAATATTAATTTATTAGTAGTATCTACATAGAATACACATTCATCATCAATATAAAATTTCATCAAATCTTTTCTAATTTTAATATTTGGAGAATATTTAATCTTAGACTTGTGTAAAATATCATATGCTAATTTATATTTATCATAGTCGTTATCGTAATGCTTAGTAGACGCAAAAGTAATACTGTCATCATCATCGTATTCAATGATAAATGGATTATATTCGCATTTTGGCAACTCTTTCTTAACGAAATTATATTTATTCATAAGAATCTTGCGAATCTTTAATAAATATGGTAATATATAATCAATAGATTCAGATCTCCATCTAATATGAAACTCACTAATATTCTTTGTATTATTAGCAAAAGAAATATATCCATGGCTATTATCCATGAATCTAGGTACAAACATACCAAGTACAACATCAGCTCCACCAGAATGATTTAATTTAACTTCATTTAAATGAGTAATCTTATCTATCTTAAACAGATTTTTTAACTCATCAACTATCTTATATCTAAGATGGTTAGGTGTATCTCGTATAACTTTATTAATCATACAAGCAATTTGATTAGCAACCTGTCTTGTAGCTCTAAGTTTAATAAGATCTCTACTTTTTAATACTTTTAGTTCTTTCATTATGCAATACCTCCATCAATTAACTTATCAATATATCTAATAATCCTATTTAACTCTTTTGGTTTATGGGTATACTTATTACATGGTGTATAAGAATCATAAAGACCAACTATTAATTTTTCTTTAGTGTCTACATAGAATACATCTTGTCCACCACTATTATACTTCATAACTCCTTCTTCAAATTTGAAGTTTTGGTTAAATAGTTGTAATTTTGGACTGCCTTTTAAATGATCATGAATATATTTATACTTTCTATATTCATCCTTTGTATATCCAGAATCCATATAATGGATATTACCATCTTTATACATCAATTCATATTGATCATATTCATCAATCCTAGGAAGTTCTTTTTTATTGAATTCATAAATATTAACTAGACGATTACGCACTTTATTTAGTATTCTAATTGAATATCTTAAGTTGTAGTCTTCCATATTACGGAATGATAATGTGCTTTTATGATCATTAATATAGTCAATTTTGATATGACCGATGCTTTTATCCATATACTGTGGTAGGTCATTATAAAATCCCACAATAGCTCCGCCATTATGGTTTAATTTACACTCAAATAGACTTAATCTTTTATCGATATTGTCTAATACAAGTCGTAATTGATTTCTTCCTTTATAACGTTCGTTATTTGGGTACCTTCTTAAAATAATATTAACCATGTGACCTATATGATGTGATATTTGTTGTATAGCTCTAATCTCGGTTAATTCTCTTTCTGTAAGTTTCTTTAGTTCTTTCATTTTTATCAGTCTCCTTTAAATAAAATTAATACGTGATAGGACTAGATATCCTATCACGTTTATAATATATAACTATTTATCTATTACCCATTCCATAAAATACCTAATACATACTCTAAGCATTCTATGAGTATTCAATTTAGGATCCATTGCTGGATCTAGATACTTATCAATCTCATTATCATTGTATCTATTGATATTGAATTCACTTACATATCTCTTACCAGGTTCTACCCAGAGAGTATATGTAACTTTAGCATCGATCTCTTTATTAAGAAGAAGATGATGAGCTGGTCCAGCATTAATAGCTATATTCTTAGGACCTTCAGTGATATCGAATAAGACATATTCATTTCCTGGAACACGTTTAATCTGATATCTCACAGTATTATCATTTGTAATATAAAAGATGTAATCTTGAGGATTATTTAGTTGGATTCCAACTATACCAGCAATTAGTTCATATATGTCTGCTGTCTCAATATAAGCAAACATACTCTTTCTTAATTTATAAATTTTATATTTATACCACAAACTTTTTAAGACAGGACATGAGTCATACTCATGAAGAAGTTCTTTATATACTACTATAAACTTCTGTAGCTGTGGTATATTAAATGTCTCAAGTATTGGACTAAACATATTTTATCACACCCAACCGAATAATTGACAAACTGTTGCAGCTAAAGATATTAAGAGAATACCAAATAGAATAGCGGATAACTTCTCTACTAAGATTAATACTCTTTCTTCTCTATTAGATAAAACTTCTTCACCATAGAAACTATATAGAACTACTGCATCTATTACAAATAATGCAAAAGAAACTATCATTACCTTATAAGAAAACATTAGAAGAATACCTCCAACCATATCCGACATAGAATAGCAATTATCATTATGATACCAAATATCGACATCAGTATAATAAATACTCTGATGATATTGATATCTGTATCTAACATCATAAGAAATGCTGCTACTGAAGCTAATAGTCCCATACTACAGAATGATGACCCTATTATTTTCATAAATAATTCAGCATAATAAACTTCTGTCATATTTAATCTCCAGACTATATATCAAATACCCACATCCAAGCCGCTAGGAAAGATGTCAATAAAGTTACTATTAAAGCAAGCCCACCAATAGTTACACTGATGCCATCATTTATATCTAAACCACGAGTTACTATAACCAATATCAATGTAGTTATAAGCGAAGCCGCTGCTATTTTAAACATTATTAGATAAAGCATACTGATACCTCTAATATTTGAATACTGCAATTAACCAGATATAGACAATAGATGATAATGCGGCTACACCAGCAAAGAATGCTGCTATCCATAATATTATATCACCAATCTTAGATTCAAGATTTAGTATTTTGATTGCACAGCCAGTTGCTCCAATTATACCAGCAGTTATTGCTGATGCTAATGCTATATTTCCAAATAATTCAGATGTCATATTATTTCACTCCAAACTCAGAGGATTTAATCTCTCTTAATAACTTAATACTATTGAATGAGTTTAACGTATTGATGAATCCATTAAATAGACTATCAACTAACTCTTCATTCTGTTTGATATCTATAGTATACTGCTTATACTTAGCTTCATATTTATTAAGTTGTAATACAGTAAGCTTATCTATATGAATACCTATCTTAGATAGTAGATATCTATATGCTGATAATTGCATAAAGTATTTATACCCAATATTACTTGAGGTCTTATAGTCTACAATATGAACTTCATTACCGATTTTCATAACTGCATCTATAGTCCCACAAAAGTATTTACCAATAAGTGATTTTTCCAACATGATTGGTTCAATAAGAATATTCTTCTCATACCCACAATCATTAAACCATTGAATGAATGACATAAATCCCATAGTCTTATCCACTGGATCTGTCATACATAATCCGTCAGTTAAGAAATGCTCAATCTCATTATGAACTTTAGTCCCTTCGACGGCATATCTATTTAATTCTCTACGGTATCCAATACCTTTAAATCCCAATGAGTTTGCCCATTGAGCGATATAGTCTTCATTTATATGATTAAGTACTTGTGTTACACTTGGAACTTTATTCTCTCCATGCTCATAAGTACCTATACGTACCTCATCTAGGTTAGATTCAAACATAATTCTCCTCCTTTGTATCTATATGTCTGGGCGTTATTAAAGAATTACTATTAGAACTTAATAGTAATATAGTTTCGCCGACTATATTACACATATATCATAATGAGAAAGTGACAGCCAGTGTTTTCTTGTATTCATTTTAGATGTGTGTCTCCATTGTTATAAACATACTTACGTTGCACCCCTAGGAGGTTAAGTCTCCTAGGGGTGTATACACCTGCAAATTAAACATTGTAGTAAT